GTAACTAAAGCGTCAAGATCTTTAAATGTTTTAAATAGTTTAGTAGCAGCAGTGTTAGTTGAGTCTAGACTTTTTCCAAAATCAGGTTCACTCATTCTTTATCACCTTTCCGTACTCTCTTGCAATCTCAAGCCAGTTTAATCTTTCTCTAGGAGTTAAAGATTTAACTTCATATAAAGACCATCCACTATATGCATCTACCAATGTTTTCCATTGATTCATTAATATTAGATAGTCAAATAATTTTCTAATATCGAAAGATAGTTCCGAGAGTTACCGGAACTACCACCTTTCCGCCACAGTTAGGGCAGTCAATTTCAAAGTTTTCAAATTGCGGTCCAGGAGTACGTTTAGCAATTTCATCAACTACAGTAGTTCTATCTGCAATTCCCATTCCTTTGATTTGCAGTTTACTAATTACTGGTTGTTCATTTATTTCTAAAACACAGTTTTCTAAAAGCAAAGTTTTTAGTTCTGCTTCTGTGCGATTAGGATCATTACCCATTTCTTTTTGAGCAACTCCTGTAGGTAGAGTAACAAGATATTTATTTTTTCTACCGTAAATTTCAAAAGTACGGTCAGCAGCAGCATCTAATAAAACTTTTGTTTTAATATCTTTAGTAACATCAAAAGAAACTGTTTTAAGTTCTCTACATCCCTGACAATACGCTTCTAAAGTAGCAGTATTTCCAAAAGTAGCTTTATAAACACCTAGAATTAAAGCTTCACGATCTCCAATAAGAAGATTGTCAAGTATTTGCTCAGTTGCTTGTTCATCGCCAATTTTAACAACGCCTCTACTAAGAACAGTTGACCATAGTTTACTTAAGGTATCCACCTTAGATAAAGCTTCTTCATCTAATCCATTTAATTCCCTTACTTCAACAGTGGTAATAAGCTTCCCATCTGGTCTAATATAACCAGAGGGAAGGCTTACCACATTATCAAAAGGAGAAATTATTTTTGCCGGTTCTACAGGTTTTGCAGTTTCAGATAGTGCTTTGTCAACAAGAGAGTTGGCAAGATCAGGATTGGCTCCTGCACTAATTGTATTTAATTCAGTCACGATTTATATTCCTTTTGTTAGTTATTAAGCGTTAAATGCGGTAGCATTAGTTTTAAGGTCCTTAGCCCACTTCACATCAAATCCTTCGTGTACAAGGCTAATCTGTTCTACTAGAATAGCGTTGTCACCAGCATTTAGATCTGAGTAAGCAACTGAGGTTGGCCAAGCATTGTACACTTGGAATCTCATAGCAACGTGGTCATCATAACTAGTACTGCTACCAGTAGTAGATGTTGAGTTACCGCCACCAGAACCTGCAATTGGGTGTGATAGAACTGCAATTTCAATGTCACAACGGAAGTTAGTTGTTTGACTTGCATTTCCTGATCCACCTTGAATAGTAGCAAACAGCTGTCTCATCCAATCCCAGTGCTGACTAGTTCCTAGAACCACACCACGCTGAAGCGTTAGCGGGCTAAAAGAACTTTGACCTGGAATCTGGTGAACAGTGGTGTTATAGCCACCTTCACGGTAAGGGATTGAGTCAGTAGTTACTGATAGACCTGATACTGATGTAAATCCTACAGTTACCTTTTTTGGCGCATTAGCAAGCCAGGTAGCATCGTTTGGAACCAGTGGTTTGAAAGTAACCAAAAACCTAAAGTTTCTGATTGGATCAGTCTCTAGGGTAGAACGGTTATTAATAATTGTTGGCAATTTAACTCCTTAGATTAAATAGTAGTCATTTGACTGAGGGTAATAACAACGAATTCAGCTGGACGCTCTAGCGCTACACCGACTTCAATGTTGACGATACCCGCAGCAATGCTAGTAGCGTCGTTATTTTCTGCATCAACTTTAATGTAGAAAGACTGATCTACAGTTGCACCACGAAGACCACCTTGATTACGGAACTCATTTAAGAATGCAGTAATTGTAGTACGGATACGTGACCATAGAATTTCGCTATTGTTTTCAAATAACGCAAACTGAGTAAGTACTTCCATTTGACGCTTAATGTAGAACAATGCACGACGAGTGCTAATGTACTTAGTAATAGTGCTGCTTGTCTTTAGGACACGCCCACCCATAACTACAATTCCTGCACCTGGAAGATTACGAATTGCGTTAACTGGATTAGAAGCAGTGTTTAAGTTGTCTAGTTCAGTAGAAGTAAATGCATACTCTAGAGCTACTGCACCTGTAAGTTTAGCACTAATACCCGCAGCAGATTTGTGAGGACCTACAGCACGATCAGTTGAAAGCATGAGCCCAGCAACGCCAGAAGAAGGACCTACTAAACGAAGAGCATTTGAACTCTGCGCTTTTGAATCAATTACATAGAAATTAGGGTAAAAAATAGCACCATAGCTAGACGCAGTTAGCGAATTGCTGTAAGTGATCGCTGTTGCAGGTGTTTTTCCTGATTGAGTATCAAGAACAACAAACGCTTTACCATTAGATTCAGCCCAGCTAGTCATTGCATTTTGCACTGTTTGTACGTTAGCTTCAGTAAACGAAGCAGTAATTTGGTTTCCAAGTTCTGGAGCAAATACTACTAGAGGGCGCTCTAATACGTCAAACTCTTTTAAAACAGCATTTGAAGAGCCTGTGTAATCAGCAGCTGCCGGAGCAGAACCATCGCTACCACCTGTAAAAATAAGTGGGTTAGTATATGCCGGACGAAGTGCTGTTCCAGCAGTAATGCTGGTTTCATCTACCTTAATGTACTCGGAACGCAATGATAGGATTGTTCCAATGTAATCGCTTGATAGCTTGTTGTTAAATACGACGTTATTGTAAGTCTCTAATACTAAGTCATTGCTGAATGTATCAGGAGATTCATTAGTAACAGTCTCTTTAGCAACAATTACGTTATAGTAGTCTCCATACACAGTAAGTGTAATACCAGTAGTTACAGCAGAAGGAGAACCAGTAAGCAAAGTATTAATGGTAAATGCAGTAGCAGTAGCTGTAGCAATAGGGAATTCTACAATGCTAGTGAATCCAGTAGCACCAGTAATAGTGACTATCTGACCTACTGTAAGGCTATTTGGTACAGTAACCGTTACAACACCAGACGCATAAGAAACGTTAGTTGCTGTTGTCAAAGAAGTTGTTACAGTAGGGGTAATCTGAACACGAAGCAAGTTTGCATCAGTACCCTTGTACTTTGAAACAAACTTAGTAGTGTTACCAGCAGCAAAAGTAAGAGCTGTTCCAGCAGTTACTGTTCCAGAAGTTACCTTGGATAAAGTAAGGATTAGTCCAGTAGCAGAAATTGCAGTAACAAATGTTCCATCACCAGTTGAATCAATACCTGTTCCAGATACTTTCATTCCTACAGTAATTTGAGCGTTAGTTGCGCTTATTGTTAAAGAGTTAGTTGATACGGTTGCAGTACCAGTAATACCTGTAATGTTAGTTGCCAAGTTTGACTGCGAAGTAACGTTTGCCGATGCAACAGCTGCATTATTAGTTACACGACGAACATACAGCTCGCCTCCGCCATTCTGGAAAAACTGGCTTACACCATAAGTAGCTGGGTAAAGAGGATTAAGGTCACCAAAAGTGGTAGCAAAGTCATACCAAGATATAACTCTAGTAATAGCTTCAGGACCTTTTGCAAAGTAACCGATACATGCACCCGCAGCATTAGCGGTTCCAACACTGGTTACAGGTGTTGGTAGATCGCGCTCACTTACGTAAACGCCAGGACGTGAATACGTCATAGTTATCTCCTATAGGTTAATTATTATTTGTGATAGTGTTTGGGGACGTAATGGTAATCGAGCCAAATGACAAATAGTCCGGATTGTCTGATCTACCAGTAGTAGTGGTAGGACCGTAGACGTTAACTCCTGAGTATACTTTATACAATGTGGAAGCGGTTTCCTGAGCGATTTCACTTGAAACGCGCACAGTTATTGCATTTACAAACAAGCGTTTTGCTTGCTCGGTTACGTCTCTTTTGGAAACGTTAATGACGTCTAGACGTCTCAGAGTATTAGTGTTGGTAGTTACATCTCCAACAGTTTCTGTTTTCTCTGTTACTTCTAGCCAGCCAAATCTAAAGGGCAGTTTATTAAACAAAATCTGAGTCATCAACTCTCGGTCATGACGAGGGTGACGAGCATATGTAGTAATTTGGTAATCAATACTTACAGGAATAGGCTTAGGAATTACATAACTCATTGTAGTTTCATCAAACCCAACAGGAGTTAAATAGTCTACCTCGCCAATACCACGCTGCTCACGATCAGTTTCTCTAACAACATCGATCATATCAATAGTAATATACGGGTATGACTGAGAACGAAGTTCTTGGTCTGGCTGTCCAAACCATACTCCTACTTGACGAGGAGTAGCATCTCCATCAGCTTTTTGATCATAAACAGTAATTCCTTGAAGAAGCTCTCTAAGAGCTTTATCTTCAGAAAGTAAGAAAGTCATAGTTTACCTTTCGTTAACCTAGAAAGGCTTTTTAAAAGAGCTTTTTCCATATACTCAGGTCTGTTATTAAACTTTCGCAAAACTGCAGTTGGTCTTTGAGTTTCTGTGCCATATTCTAACTCATGCACAGTTTGCTTATGTTTTTTAGGAACGTGTACTTTAAATTCAGATCCGTCATGAACAATGTAGAGGCTATTGGCAACTTCTGGGTGCCAGCCATGATCAAGTGCAGTACTACGTAAATCATACGTCATAGATCTAGCAGCTTCTGCTGCAGCCTGTGGAAGGTGTTTTAAAACGTTCTTCATTTTTTCTTGCCTAGCGATTTAGGTTGTGCAAACTCTGAATTAACGTAACCGGCAATAATTTGAGCCATCATAGCATCTTGACGGTTGTTAGGTCTAAACCCAACAGCACCTCGTATGAACTGTTTACGTTCATCAAATAGGTAGTAGTCATTGACTCTATCCCACCAAGGTCTAACGTTTTTCGCAGACATTTGCAAATCCCCAATCGAGGCGCAGGCTCTAAATTAATAGGTAGTAGTTCGCACGAAATACTACT